GATTTGACAGATCACATTGCTGTCAGAGCCCTACCTTGGAGATTTGAAGCGGCAGGTTTGCATCGCTTAATGATTTTGATGCTTCCCCGGGAAGACGCAATTAAGGTTGCAGTTCGTTCTGACGTAGAAAGTTCAGATAACTGTAAAGTCACAGTCAGATTCTGCACCGATGAAATCTCTTGGGGCGGTGTTGGTCAAGGTGATGAATAATTATAAACAATATGATATGATCGATGAAGCAGTTGATCGTGTGGCAATGAATGAAGATATCTGGGATGTCATTCGGTGGCTTCTCAGAGTTCTGGGTATTACCAGCAAAAGAAGAATGAAGCCCTTTGCAACCATTGACGCCGCAAAGATACGTGGCGGGACTGTTGGTGGCATTGCGGATATGGCTTTGCGTAGAAGCTTGTTACACAACCAAAGAAAATTTGTGGAAGTCATTCCCCTTATAAGACACAAGAAAATAGTAGTGAGAAGAGACGCATCAGCGTCAGGGTCCAAGAGACTCGCCAGTAGAGTGGTTCAATTCTTAGTAGCGCGCGGAGGCACAGTCCTCACATAAAAGTAGCAGATTTTAATACCGAACAAACAACATTGATAACCAATACTACTTTTATTTTCGGAGGAAACGAAAATGACTGACGCTATTGAATTGATTGAACGTGTACTGGAAGGCGAGGACCCTGATGATGTTCTCGATTCACTTGATGAGGACCTTCAGATTGAAGAACTGCTTGCCTACGAGTATTTCAACCCCTATACCGAATCCTGGGAAACCATCGATGAGATCGATGAGGATCTGCTGGATGAAGCCGATGAATGGGATCTGCGCCCCGCTGAATTGACAGAGGACGATTTCCTGGAAAAGGCTGGCAGGATCCGGCGTGCATTGAGGTTCCTTGGCCGCCATAAAGGCAAAATTGCTGCCGGAGCAGGGTTGGTAGGTGCCGGTGTGGCCTTGGCTCATCCAAAATCCCGTAAATACCTTGCAGGAACCAGACCTGGGAAGTTTGTTGCACGAAAAGGCTCTGAGTATGCCAGTCGAGCGGCTCATCGAGCAGGGTATGTCCCGGCTGCCGAGATGGAGAAAGCAATAGCAGCCACACAAGCTCACAAGAAACCTGGTATTATCTCAAGAGCTATTCGTCGTGCGCGAAAACGTGGGTAATTCTAAGACTGCGGACAATTAAGTCCGCAGTCTTTTCCTTAAGGACTATACCAATGATCGCTCTAGAGCTTCTTGATAAGATTACCCCTGCCAAGACAACGAACAAGTTGACTGAGGCACTGCTGTCTCTTGAGTTTCAGAACCCCAGGACCGGAAGGTGGTCGAAGTTCGAGGACATCAACGAGCAGGATTATGCCCAGATCCCGATGTGGCAGGCCCAGATAGGTCCACAGGCCAATTACCCCCTTCATGCTTACGGCGGTCATCCACTCTTTCAACAGAAACAATCGCCGAGTGGGTGGAAGAAGGCCAAGAAGTGGATGTTGCGGTACGGTCCATGGATTGCGGGCATTATAGGTGCCGGAGCATTGGGGGTATATGGGCATCGACAATATATGAAGGGTAAGATTCCATTATTAAAGCCCCACCCTGAAAAAATAAAGGATATTCTCCTTTCTCTACCCCCAGAACAACGAGCATCAGTAAAGAAAATTACCCAGCTACAAAATCTCTCTATGAAAGATGCCAAAAATCTTAGAGATGCTATGAAGGGCAAACATGGAGCAGATCTTAGGGACCTGATAGGTTGGGCTTACGCAAAGCATCAGGAAACTGTAAGTCAGGGAGCAGATATAGGGGCTGAGACTTATCCCGAAACATAACAGGAGAACATTAGATGGCAATTACTTGGACATTACAGGGCGCCCTGAAACGGTCTACGGACACGGATCGCCCTAAGAACATTCGAGACTTGAACGTCTCAATTTCAACGGAAGAAGAAGCTTCTTTCACCTGGAGGATCCCAACCGGTACTGTTGATGAACAGTTTGACTTCGGTCTCGTTCAGGATGCCCAGATGGTTGCCCTCTTCTCCGATGAAACCGTATCAGCAAAGTTATCCCCTGGGGGAGATCCCATTGACTTTGAGGGGGCTCTTATTATTATGGGGTCAGCTTTGAATGAACTCTATCTGTCGAATTCAAGCGGCGAAACAGCAACCGTAAGTGCTTTCATCGGGGGCGCTGTAGTAACCCTGTAAGGTCAATTCGTGAATATTCAGACAATCACAGATGCGATTTTGGATGGTTCCTCCCCCCGGGCAGTTATTGACCTGACGGAAAGTGCTCAGTTGAAATGGTATAACTGGGGCAGAAAGTTGGATCAGGTTATCAAAACCGGCGGTGTTATGGCAGCTGCAGCAGCTCCACTGGTTGGTGGTTATGCGCAATACCAGATACTGAAGGCTGAAGTTAATAAAGATGAGGTCTTAAAATATACTCTTTCTCAAGGTCACACCATGGCGGATTATGTGGATGTTTTGAAGGAAAGGGATCCATCGGGGGCTGAAGCCAGGGAGTTTCTTAAGTCCAAAGTCTATAAAAGCCTTGATGATCTTCAGAAAGAGAAGACGGGGGCCGGGAGATTGATGTTAATGTCACTTACGGCATCCGGGGTTGCTCTTGGGGCAAGTATGCTGGGGTCCATAGGAATTTTTGAACAACTTGGCCTTTTCATTGATAGGAGGAAGTTTCGGAAGAATATTAAGGCAGGTATCACTGGGTTACTGACCGCTGTCGATCCCATGCACCGGAATGAAATTTCAGCCCTCACCTATCCCCTGCTTTCTATTGATCCCTTTGAAGATCCTGTCCGATATAAGCGATCCCTGATTTCATTGTCGCAGAAGCTGAGGAGTTACAATGATCCACGCTACTCTCATCACACTATGAGTATTGACAAATTCATTGAGGTATTGCCATGACGATCAACAGCACCCCGAATTATAATATTCAATACCCTCTGCTTTATCATCCAACCCCCGAGTGGCCAATTGTTCAGGGCAATGCGGTGATATTGATTGATGCTCTGATCAAGGCAAGAGAGGATGAATTTGATGGTCATGAGAGCAATCCGGACGCTCATCACAGCGAGCTGCACTCGATTGGCAGTCATATAGAGGCTATTAGTGCTCCATTAGTCATGGGAGATCTTTTCTTCTGGAGCGACCCGCCAGGTGAGTGGGTGGTAGGACAGCTTGATCACAACTTGCTTGATAACATTTTACCCGATCAGCATCACAATCGGCAACATGGATTAAACTCCGCGTCAGATCATACGGGTAGCCTTCCTGAAGCCAAAGTGACGTTTGATGCCCTGACCGGGCACAACCATGATGGCGTTGGGAGTACAGCTGTACGGGGGGTACATATTGACTCGGATGCTGAGCCCTTTGGAAGATACCTGATAGCTGATGGTGCCGGTAATGCTGTATGGCAGGCCGGCGGGGGCTTTGCTTTTCAAAATCATTATGTTCTTGTAACAGCGGGTATTGTATCATCGAAGCAAGTTACCATTCCTGCAATCCCGCTTTCAAATTCTGAATCCGTTACGTTGAATGGTGCAGTTCAGTATAAGGGCTCATCGCTGGACTACACGATCACAGGAGCGGTTATTACTTTTCAGGCTCGTGTCACGTTAACTGTAGGTGATGAAGTGTACGTAAAGTATACTGCGTAGAGAGTTCAATAATGAACAGAAAGATCAGATTGTAGCTCTGGTTTCAATAACACTAACCCGTAAGGAGGAATATCATGTCCTTTCCAGGAATGCATCAAGTTTCCAGAAAAGTGGATACAACTGGAATCAGGGATCCCCTTGCAAATAGTTTCATCAATGGGTTGAAATATCTCCAGCTCTATCGAGAACAGCTCAGAGAAGATGCAGGCAGGATTCCCGTTGACATTGGATCAGCAGACGAGGCCACTTTTACGACTCTGTTGGGAGAACTTGAGACAGCTCTCGAGACTTCAATTGTCAAAACAAATGGGATCATAGACTTATTTATGTCCCTTGGGGACTATCCCCTGAGTTAATCAAACAGGAATGTGGGGCTCTAGGGCCCCACAACTCCTTCAGATAGTCAGCGAGGAAGAGTAGAGAGGTTTATTGATGAGTAAACAGAAAATGAATGAAGAGGCCTTCCGGGCGCAGTTGCAGGGTTACCTACAGAGTAGTGATAATGCTCAGAATGTGGAGCAGTCTCAATCTGGGGTGTCATATCCCAGACCAGATAAAGTCGGGAGGGGGGATTTGTCCCCAATAATCCAGGGTGTGAAGCCAAGTAAGCAACAGACTGAAATGATTAAGGATTTGCTCAGGAAGACAGGGGTCATGAATGAGCAACAAGATCCTGCTCAGACTGTGCTGCAGAGGAGAACAACAAGACAGATGCAACCAACAGAGCCTCGGCCCCAGGAGAGGCAGGTTAGATCAGAGAGTAATATGGGACCAAGAAGAGTTGATCTCATCCGAGATTCCATTGAGAGAATTAGAGAGGGAGAAGATCCATTGAAACTTGCTGAGAGGCTCATAAGTAGACGAAGGAAGTGGAGATATGGCAGATAATCTTGCAGAACGAATGTTGGACCTGGTAGCTTCGGGGAAAACTGCCGATGATGCTATCAATCAGATTATATCTGAACGAACAGCATCGAAAAAGGCTGTAAAGCAGAAGAAACCAGAAGCTGAAACAAAAAAGAAGGAGACAATGCGGCAGGTTTATCGGTGTGTCAATCAGAGCGAGTGCGATTTCATGGTAATCAACACAGGCAAACCCGTCGATGTCTGCCCGAAGTGCGGATCTTTGACAATTATTAATGAAGAGGAAATTAAAGGAAACCCTGATTCAACCAATCCGGTTGTTCGGGATGCAGCTGTTACCGTTGTAACAGAGGATGGAGTCAATCCGATACAGCAATACACTTTAGCTTTTTTACGACCGAGTGACAGATTTATCTTCTTAAATGTCATTCCGGATATGGCGGATCGAGGTGTGGAATACACCATTGTTCCAGCAAAGCGAGGATGGGTATCCTTTACAGATAATTTTGAGCGGACTTTTACTATTCCCTTATGTAGGGCCCTTATTTTCCCGGTGAAACTTCTAAGCAGTGAATATACTGACCCGAATAAGAAATTCATTTTGGGGGATAAGATATGCTGCGTGGAGTCTAACAGGGAAGGCAGAGTTGTTCGTATCAAAGGTAACAACGGTTATATGATCCGTTTTGATGATGAGCCCGAGAAACAGGTATGGAAGCCAGGATCCAGGATTAAACTGATTGATCGTGACGCAACAACCATTTCATACATTACTCAGAGTAATGGGAAGAACAATTGGACAGTGACTTATGGGGATTTCATGAAGGAGTGCAAGGATTTTTCCTCTGCGTTAAAACTTCTTAACTCCAGGAACCGACCAGCGTTCAACCGGTACTCAAAATTGTTGGCCATGAATAAGATCATTGACCTGGATACTGAAACCGTCGAACTTCTGATTCAACTTGATCCCCGTATCTGGGGTAAGAAAGAGAATCTGGTTAAGCATGGATACATCCAAACAAACGATGAATTCGATGCCGTCAGGGATAGATTTAACCTCCATCGATGACTGCATTATCATAAAAAGGGAACCCTTTGAGATAGAAGAGGTTGTCATAATTCTTCCTGGAGACAGAAATTATACGGTGACATGGCTGCAGAAAGACTTCTTCCTGATGCGAATGAAACTTGAGATTCCGGAGATGGTCTTTGATGCAGTATTCAATTTCAATGAGGTTCACTGGTACCCAGTGTCGGAGAGGATGGATATCCAATAAGAAAGGTGAATTATGGAAAGAATGATTGATATTTTACCATTCAAATATCAGATACTGGAAGACAACAGAGAAAGCGGAAGGATGAAGGTTCGTGGTGTCTTTCAGAGAGAGGGGGTAAAGAATCAGAACGGACGGATCTATCCCTCTGGCCTCTTCGAGAGAAAAATTAATGAGAGAATCTTCAAGGAGAGGATGGGTGCCCGTGGGATGTTCGGTGAGCTGGATCACCCATGTTTTCATCGTTCTGATTTCAGAGTATTAACCGTTAATGGCTGGAAAGAGTTTGTTGATGTTAAAGTGGGAGACCTAGTATGGTCGAGGAAAAATGGGTATGCGGTAAAGTCCACGGTTGAATCCATTATAGATGAAGCATATGATGGTCCAATGTTCCATATTCACGGGAGAAGTATTGATGTTGGGGTTACTCCTGGGCATCGATTTATACTGGAAAAGCGGCCCGATAGGAACAGAGCTCAAGAAGAAGTAATGGTGAGAACTTCCGAGATTTTTGATAATCCCGGTAATTTTGCCCACCATGCCATACCTAAAAAAGCCAAATGGTTGATTGAAGATGGTGAACATGTAGTTATTCCTGGGGTTGAAGTCCCCAGACTGAACAGCCATGCAAATGATGTATCTCAGGATCTCATACTTGATGCCAAGTTATTTTCTGCATTTATGGGAATCTACTTGGCTGAGGGATACTGTAAGACAGGGGATAGTGTATATACTGTAGGGATAAGTCAAATTAAGGGGTGGAGTAGAAAGTTCATCTGGGATGAGATTTTATCAAGATTTCCATCAAATCTACAGTGGGGTGAAGAAGAATCTGGATTTTTTCTAACCGATGCCAGATTGCACGCCTATCTTCAAGTATTGGGGAATCAATATGATCGATATATTCCAGACAACATTAAGAGCCTCTCGCCGGACTGCTTGCATGAATTAATCTTCTGGTTCTGCATAGGGGATGGGCGTATGGTTGCAAAAGATGCTGCTCATCGGGAAAAGATTGCTTCTAATGGAGTAACGTTAAAGGAGGCTATAAAAGATGATGTTAGGGGTGGGAATGTAATAGCCCACACTCGTCAAGATCTCTTCTCTGTATCTCAGAGATTGATTAGAGACTTGCATGAATGTCTGGTTAAGTCTGGGGGGGCAGGTACACTATCACAGATTAACCCTGACAAAGATTATGAGTTTGCTGGTCACATAATTAAAGCAGAGGATAAAGTACCTTTATTTCAATTGCATATCAGTCATTCCGACCATATATGGCTGGATCCGAGGTTTATAAATATTGATCTGACCCACCACACGGGCAGAATTCATTGTTTGACTGTAACAAATGGATCTTTTTATGTAGAAATAGACGGTAAATCATTCTGGACTGGTAACTCCGATGGAAAAACCTCTCTGTCCCGCGTATCTCATATCATTACCGGTCTCTGGGTAGATAGGGACGGTATTGTCAACGGAGAGGCTGAAATACTCGACACACCTAGAGGGAAAATACTTCAAGAGCTTTTCCGAAGCGATACCCGTGTGGGCATCTCTTCCAGAGGATCAGGGACCCTTGGCAAGACTGAACCAGTTGTCCAGGATGACTACAAGCTTGAGACATTTGACTTTGTTGCTAATCCCTCTACGTTCGGAGCCTTTCCCGAAGCCATCTATGAGAGTGTCGAATTTACCCCCGAAGAGGCTCAAATAAAACTGAGTGAAGTTAAGGATTATTTGAAGACCATCATTAATGAGATGGAAACCGATGACCATCTACGTCTCGTAGAGTTTTCATCTCGGTTGAGTACTTATAAAAAGGAACTGAGTGTCATCAAGGAGACTGAAGAAAATCAGGGCTTGGAGGATGTTACTACTTTACTCCTTGAACAAATTGACAGTCTGTTGAGTATCATCACACCCAAAATCAACTATGGGGAGGAAGTCCCCAAAGGAGGAAGTGCTATGCCAAACGAAGTAGACATCAAAGAAAGCCTCTCTAATATTCAGCAGCAGTTGGCTTTCATGAATGAGGGCAACGAAGCCGCAGAAGCTATGGGCGATAAATATGCTGCAGCAGTTGCCATCATCGAGGAAATGAAGAACAGGTATGGTGACCTGTTGGAGGTCAAGGATTATGCCGAAAACTATGTTGAGGCCGCAAGTGATCTCATCGAGGGTCTCATCCAAAGACTGAACAATAAACGAAGTGAAATTCAGGCAGACATGGGGGAAGATGTAGGTACTGCGAAAGAGTTGCTCCAAGCCCTCGTAGAGAAATATCAGCATCTGTCCCGGATGTATGCCGGCCTTGAAGAAAGCTTTGAAGCATCCATTGCTTTGCTTGATGCAGTCATTGAACGCAACGAGACAGCCGATATGGAGGATATGATTGACGAAGCTGTCAACAATCATCCTCTTGGCGAACAGATCGTCCCCCTTCTTGAGGGATGCCAGACCCCTCAGGAGATGAGCGAGAAATTGCGAATCATTGATTCATTGACTGAGTCCATGGGTGTTGCCGATACTGGTTTTGACTATGAGCCATTACCCAGCTATGGCGGCGATGTAGAGATGTTGAATGAAGACACCTTTGGTGAATTCGAAACAGGGGAAGAACTCCACGAAGGTGCACAGGTAGCGAGAAAAGTTACTCGAAGGTTGAAATGGAGATAATCCGTTCAGAATTCTAATCAACTATCCCTAAGGAGGATAAAATGACTTTTGATCCCCTCGTTGAGGATGTCCAGCAAAGAGGAGCTCAGCTCTGCGAGAGCACGCGGTGGAGACCTTATTGCGAAAACATCGAAGACGACTACAAACGTGTTGTAACCGCTTTCCTGCTGGAGAATGCCCATAGGAACTTCAAGGCAAGAAACCCGTTGTACGAAACGACAACGACCACTACACCAGGAATTGCAAACTTTGAGAAATTTGCGTTCCCGCTGATTCGAGCTATCTTCCCGAACCTGATCGCAACTGATCTGGTCAGTGTTCAGCCTATGCTGGGCCCTGCAAGTATGGTTTTCTACCTGCAGTTTGTTTATGGCTCCAATAAGGGTGCTATCCAGAGAGGCCGAGTGATTGAGGATAACCAGGGTTACACCCGCGCTGCTGATATGTACTCTTCGGAAGTTGTCGAGGAAGAGACACTCTCGGCTGGTAACGGGTCCCTCGGACCTTACACCGGGTCACTGTCCTATATCCCTGTACGGCCTGGTTCAGTTCAGATATTTACCCAGGATGATGTAGGTAATGCACGGACCCTGACTGATGATGGTGCCGGTGGGCTATCCGGACATGGAACAGGAACCGTCAGTTATGCAACCGGTGACATCTCAGTGACCTTTACTGCCGGTCCTGGCGGTGCCAACATTCCGGCTTCGGAACTGATTACCATGACTTATGAATACAACATGGAAGGTAATCCGAACCTGCCGGAGATCGATCTGGTCCTGACCAGTTCACCAGTCATTGCACGACCCCGGAAACTGAGAAGTCGATGGTCAATGGAAGCTGCGGCCAACCTGCGGAATGTTCATGGGTTGGATGCAGAAGCAGAACTGATTGCAGTTCTTGCAGAAGAGCTTAACACAATGGGCTCCTTGGACGGAGACGTCCTCGACGAAGCTACTCAATTGCTGGAACCTCTTAAGGCAGCTTAAGACAATCAGCAGCTGGAGAAAAGATGGAAAAAGTAATCTGCCATATCTGCAAAGAATACAAAGCTCATAACCTTTTGAGCCATTTACGGTATGCCCACCCCGAGGTTGACCTCGCTGAGTATAAAAAGAGTCACCTGGTTGTTTCCTTCCATGCGAAGGAGCAAATGAGCAAAGCCCATAAGGATGTTCCCTTGAGTGAAGCACACCGCAAAGGTATATCCAAGGCAAACAAAGGTAACCCCAAATGTGCAGCAGCCGCCCGAAGAACAAAGAACAGACTCGGGACAGAAACTTCACAGGAAGCTCGGGATAATATGAGACAGAGTGCTCTTGGTAAGATCATCACATTGGAACATGCCCAGAACATCTCAAAGGCTCAGATCGAGAGATATAAGGATCCTGAAGCCCGGAGGAAAGTATCGCTCGGTATGGCCAGGATGGTTGCAGATGGCAGGAGAAATTATAATCAGTATAAAACTGGTTACCATAGCGGCAGGCTGGGAAGATTTTACTACAGGTCATCGTATGAATTACGATTCCTGGAGTTGATCGATACCGACCTGTCTGTGGTACAACTTCAGTACGAAGAGGTAGTGATACCTTATGGATCATACCAGCACTACGTGCCGGACTACTTGGTAACTCTTGCCAACGGGCAAAAGTTTATGGTAGAGATCAAACCTGAAAGACTCCTGAGTTACTGTGAGGAGAAGCATGAGGCTGCTCGTGCTTGGTGCTCCAGAAACAGTATGGTCTTTTTGGTTTTGGCTGAAGATGTCCTTTTCTCTAGTTCACAGACTGCGTCCCTGTGGGTAACTGCGGGGGCTACGGTAGCCGCTTCCTCTATTCAGGATAGAGAAGCTGAAGGTACAGTCGGGCCTCTACGGTGACGTAGAGAAGGTAGGCAGAAATGACCTACCCGCCATTAAAAAATGGTTGTTAACATAAGTGCAAATTTGAGATTGACCGTGAGATAATCAGCGATCTGTATGCTATCGCAGGCGCCGGAGAAGTTGACTTCAACCGCTCCCTGCCTACTGGTGTATCCTGGACTGAACACAAACAGGCCTTCATTGATACTCTGGTTGAGGCCTCAAACCTGATCTTCTCGGCAACCAGACGGGCAACCGGTAACTGGGTTGTTGCCGGTGTTCAGGTTTGTAACATTATTGAGACTCTGCCCGGCTTCGTGCCTTCTGGCCTTGCTGGCGGGATGGGTGTTCAGAAGGTTGGAACTCTTCAGGGTAAATGGGATATCTATAAGGATCCCTATTTCGAACCCACAAAGTTCCTGGTTGGTTACAAGGGCGTGAGCTTCCTGGAAACAGGATATATCTACGCTCCTTATATCCCGCTGTATGAAACCCCGACTGTAACTCTCGACGATTTCGTCGTGCGGAAGGCAATCGGTACTCAGTACGGTAAGAAAGTTGTCTGGAACAAGTTCTACTGCAAAGGATACGTCCACACAACAGCTCCATAACACAGTAGATGATACTTTCCTGGGCCGCTCCGGCGGTCCAGGTTTCAATTTGAAAGGTGGAAGATATGAGAGAATATTACAATCCGCATAAGTATCCGGTCTCCTTTACAGCAAAGGACGGCGGGCGGATGATGTTATCCCCTGCAAAGCCGGGGAAGAAGCCACAGACGGTGACTGGTGATTATTATGAGTCCCTGGTTGAAAGGGGAATGCTTGCTGTGTGGAATAAGGAAGCTGCTGAGGTTAACAAGCAGGCCTACCTGCGGGAAATGACTTTCAGGATGCCCAGACCGACAAAGAGCCCAACTCCTCCTCTACCGAGAATACAGGGTGTGAGGGAGATGAAGAAACGTGATGAGAAAGAGCAGGCGAGGCCGGAAGACATGGTCGAGGTTGAAGAGGCCCCGAAGAAAGTGGAGACCAAGAAGGTTGAGCAGGAAAGCCCGAGGGTAGAACAACCCAAGGAAGAAACGAAAGGCAAGATGACCAAGGAAGAACTTCAACTCCTCACTGTCAGAGAGCTGAAGGCCATTGCTGAGGCTCAGGGTTCCACTGACACCGGAAAGATGAGAAAGGCTGAGCTCATTGATGAGATTCTGAAGAATCTATAGGCTGGGTTTATGAAAGAATTCACTGAAGAAGAGATCAAGGCATGGATCCTTAGACAATTGGGTCACCCGACAATTACCGTTGAACTGACCCAGGAGCAGTTAGGGGATGCTGCCAATGATGCACTTGAGCAGTTTAATCGATATCGTTCCAGGGTGATGGTGGCTTATGTGCCCCTTTATGAAAGTGGCAGCTATGATTTCTATGCTGAATCATCACAAGCTCGTTGGCCCTGGTATGGTGATGCTGCGTCCCAGGCCAGGCTCCCAACTGGTGTTGGTCCGGGATTGCCTAATTCAACCAGATATAGATTAGAGCATTATGGTCGTGGTCTCTATGATGTCAGTGCCGGAAAGAGAAACATTTTAGATTGGTCCTTGAGATTTGGTTTTCCAATTCCGATTGAGTATAGAACGTTCACGTTTGCCATTGAAAAATATGAAGCCTATCTGATGTGGGAGGAAGAGGCAAGCAGGCTTTTCTCCACTGAATTCGACTGGAAGTGGATCGAACCTTATCTTTACGTAGCGAACATTCCGTGGGATGCTGAGGTTCTTTACTATACTTATTTTGATGGCCATATTTTCAGTTCAGTTCCACACGCATGGCACAAGTGGATCAAAGACTATTCTCTTGCCGAGGCGAAAGCTATTCTTGCCAGAGTCCGAGGAAAGTATCAAAACGTGCCTACTCCTGGTGGGGGAGCGCAGCTGGATGGGACCGACCTGCAGACTCAGGCTGAGACAGCCAGAGAACAACTTCTCGAGGATCTGAGAAATTCCAGACAGAGTTTACCACCCATGTGGGGTTAATCATGGTTCTTTTTCCCAGTAAGACAGATATTGAGTTTCTTACCCGGATTAATCGGGAGGTCCATAAGCTGTTCTTTAACATTTATAAGCTTTACATACGCAATCTGAAAGAACAGCCTTACGACCCCCTTTATGGGGAAACTGATGAATCCACATTTTACTGGGAACCTCTTTGGATTCCGGCCTTTGTTGAATACACTGTGGAACGGCAGCGTCCTTTGATTATGTTTGGGAAGGACGAGGAGCGACGACTCGTTGTCTGGTGTTCCAAGAGGATAATGGAAGAGCTCGAAGTTGAACTCAAGACAGGTGATATCTTCATCATTGATAATAAGGAATTTGAGATCCTGGAAGAGAGACTGGAAGTTAATCTGTGGAACGAGAACATTCATCTGGATCGTGCATACTTGACAGAAATGAGAAGACAGGCCAGCACAAAGGACAATAGAATAGACCGTGAGGATGTCCCAGGGCATGATGAGCATGCTTATAAAGATGACATTGTTAAGGGGTTTGAGGGGTTTGATCCCGATAGCTCCTACGAGTTCACTGATGCACCATTTGACCCCAATTATCCTGAAGGGCCTTACGATCCATGATAACATTGAAAACATCAACATCGAAGGAAATTAATAAGCTTAATACGCTTTTCAATAAGGGTTGTGCGTATAAATACTTGCTGGTCCTTGAGAGAGAAGCAGATGATATCCTCAATGATATAAAACGAAGGATACTGGGAAGTAAGGTGTCCTGGGGAGAAGGCATTCTTAATATTGAAGCAAACAAGCAATTAGCAGATGCAATAATAATTGTGAAGGGTGAAAACAGAATCGGTATCTCAGTAAAGGAAGGAATTCATGAACAGAGCAAGCTGAGTTATATGGATGCCCTCCGGGCCCGGGAGTTCGGGACATCCAGGATCGAGGCTGACCCGTCGATAACGCCGGTTCTGACCGCAGCAAAGCTGAGGAGCAAGGCGATTGGCAGAGAGATCTGTGACAACCTTTTGAAGGAGCTCAGAAAGTCATTGAAATGAAAGAGATTTCACCAAAAGATGCATTTATGTATCGACCAACTGATGTTGCTGTCAGTAACAACGCCGGGACGTTGGAGATTCACGACAAGAAGATCCCGGTGGTATTTGCGACTCCGAGACGAGCTCTTGCCAGGTTAGCCAAGGCATTGCGGATTAAGAATACGGCAAACATACCCATGCCGTATATCTCAGTCAACAGAATAAACGAGACTTTGGATCAGACAAGGTTCAATTACAGTAGCTGGAGAAATTTAAAATATACAGAGGATAAAACAGCAGTACTCAAGGGGAAGCACCCTGTTCCCTACCTGTTCGATTACCAGATACATTTCTGGACCAAATACAGATGGGAACTTCAAACATTACTTGAACAATATTTAAGACGATTTGTACCAACCTACAGACAATCAGTAGATTTTGGGCAGCCCTGGGGTATCTTTGAATGCAATACGGTTCAGAATGGGATTGAGGATATGTCAGAGCTGGAACCAGGGGAAGAGGCAGAGAGAAAATTGCATAAAGTGGTAGCGATTCAGATCGGAACGTGGCTGATGCCTGTAACTGAATGGGTCCCGACAATGATCGAAGGTGAGATATGGTTCAGTGGACCTGTTGATCTTACAGGAGGGGATTTCCCCATCCCCGGGGAGTTTCAATTACCCGATACAGAGGAGCCTGCTCAGGAGCCTATAACAACCTTTGACGGTGATGTTCAGGTTCCTGGAAGCGGCGCTGATGCACCTCCCTATTATGCAGGGGAAGAGTTCGTCATCTGGCTAGAGAGAGCCATTGAAGAAAAGGAACTTGAAGCATCCGGGGAAGAAGTATCTGCAGCAGAGGCAGATGAGTATCTCATTGAAGATCCATAAACGCTTTTTGGAGGTAAGCATGGAAAAAGTACGAATTACAAATCGAACGAGACAAGCTATTCCCTTTCTCCTGCGGGATAAGGAGAAGAAGTTTGTCCACGGTCAGCTAAGGGCCGGTCAGGGGAGAATGATTACAGCCGATCAAGTATCCCCACAACTTGAGTCGCTCCACAAAAAAGGAATTATCAGGATCGAGCGACTTACTGCCGTGATACCGAAGCGACAGTCTCCTTTGACTGCACGCCGGGCAAGGGTGGCCGCAAAAAAAGTCCCTCAACCATCAACCAAAGCGGTGGCTAAAAAAGTCGAGGAAAAGGCCGAAGTGAAAACTGGGACCAAAAAGTCGACAACCACCAGAAAAAAGAAATAAGGAGGGCTAACTCATGGCAGTTTTTGTATCCCCTGGTGTATATACCCGAGAAATAGACTTATCGATTTATGCACCGCAATTATCAACAAGTATTCTTGGTAACATCGGGACATCGACAAAGGGCCCAATGAACCAGAAAGTCTATGTCAGCAACCACGCTCAGGCAATCCGGTATTTCGGTAACCCAAGTCCCAATCACCTGGCAAGTCTGGCACATCTGCAATTCTTTTCCAAGGGTAATCAAAGCTGGAGAGTCCGCATTGGTGACGGTACTGAAGATTATGCTTCGGTCGAGCTTCCTGTTGACGATGCACCGGCTATGATCAGAGGCACAGAGGAAGGTCCTTTTGCTCTGGTTGCTGCCAGTTATGGAGAATTGATCAGTTCCCAGATAGGCCCATTTAATCCTGTGCCATCAGTTCCCGGAAATAACATTGGCTTGGATGCAGTTCCCAATACTGGTTTTTGGGCAGCTGTGCTCAATGCGGAATTTAGAGTTAACTTTACTGACCGCGATGGGGCTTCTTCGTTCTTTGATGTTATTGGCCTGGATATCTCAACGGCTGCAGATGAAACTGCTGTTGCTGCTCTCATGGAGGCAGCTGTCCAAGTCACCTACCCATCAGTCCAGATAATCTGGAACTTTGTTGGGCCGGCTGGTTATTTTGAGGCCTATACAGGTGATGAACATTGTGGATCCAATGCAGCTATCTCCATTGTTGCAGTCCCCGGAGGAATAGGCACGGATATTTCAGGTGCCGGGTTCACCGAATTCTCCACGGGAAGTACCAGCAATGGAACGGATGGGACCGACAGTCTTCTCCTTGAAGATGAGACCTACGGTATTCAACTTGTGAAGCTGCCTGCAGGTCCGTTGACTGCAGACCAGGTTGCAGATGAAATTAACAATCAAACAAACGGCATCAATGCCTTTGAGGAACCTGCTGGTGCCGGGCAGTATTACGTAAAGATTCAGACCGATCAGCTCGGTTCAACCGGGTTCATTCGAGTCTTGGCATTAACCTCCACAATGAATGCATATTCAGTGCTTGGTTTCAATGGCCCCTATCCCATGGAAGATTATGGGACTGATGGCACGGTTGCCCTGAACATCTGGGTAAATCCCTGGGGCTGGTACAGATCAAATGACAGTTCGGCCAATCTCAGCAACATGCAGGCAGTTACCAATGGTTCGATCAGTATTGCTTTGGATGGTGTGGGTGCTCTTGGTGGCGTTGTTCCCGAGGATGTGACAGGGATTGATCTTTCCGCAGCGACAGATATGGACGAAGTTGCGTTGGAAATCCAGACAGCCATCAATGCTGCCTTTGCTGCGATTCCAAGTACAAAGACAGTCATGGTTACGTGGAGTAACCCTTACTTCTATTTTGTCAGTTTCGACACCTCATACACCGACATTGGGCCGGATTCTACTATTGCTTTCGGGGCCCCCGGTGGTGGAACCAATCTGCTTCAGTCTCACCTTGTTGCTCCTGGTGGGGCTCCAACTGATGGCCTTGATATTCAGCAGTTCCTGCTGACCCCAGGGTCTACTACACTCAGCCAGATCATTGCCGACCTTGCCGGGCTTGTTGACGCGGAAGCCTCAGCCTACAAAGAGGTCCTGCAGATTGCCACTACTATGGACGGCCCAGCTGCCTTCCTCATGGTTGATGCAGCCAGCACAGCCGATACTCCATTGGGATTGGATAACTCCGGGCACTGGGGAACACCGGTCGGTGCGGCAACTGCAATTGCTTACGCCCCAACTCAGGGGACCGACGGCAATAACCTCAGCCTGGTTGTCAGTGAGGCTTATCAGAGCACTTTACACAGTCAATGGGTATCGGACAATCCTCTGGAAGACGAGGAAGATTCTCCTTACTATGAATTCCGTGAGGCTGTAAAGTTTGATGTGTTCTGGAGTACCTACAAAGTGGGCAGCTACGACAATCTGGTCTTCGATGATCCGCAGAGCGAAAATTATTTTGAGACAATTCTTGGGACCCGGGCAAGCTCCTGGAACTCGCAACGAACTATATTATGTGAAGACCAAGGTCTCGGCCTCCCCCCAGCAGCAGGGACATACAGCTTGTCTGGTGGGTTAAATGGCGATGGTTCACTGTCGGCAGCGGATTATATTGGGGTTGTTGCTGATCCAAGCGGTAATCCTACCGGCCTTCAGATCTTCAGGAATGCGGAAACCCTCGATGTCAATATCATAATTATCCCCGGTGTGTCCGATGATGCAGTTATTGCAGCCATGCTGGAGCTCTGCGAGTACCGTGGGGATTGTATGTGCATAATTGATCCCCCACTTGGTCTTGATGGCCCCCAAGGCGCTGTCGACTGGTCAAACAGGCAGGGGACATATTCACCTGGTCAGCCAATCAATTCGAGCTATGGTGCAATTTATTGGCCCTGGATCAAGGTCTATGATTCATACAATGAGGTTGAGGTCTGGACCCCCCCATCGGGGCATGCTGCTGCGGTTTATGCCTATACAGATTACATTGCAGATCCGTGGTGGGCACCTGCTGGTCTGAATCGAGCCCACATTCTGCCGGCCCTTGAGATTGAAATGTCTCCTTCTCAGGGTGACCGTGACTTGATGTATGGCTATCCCAATGTGGTTAACCCGATTGTCAATTTCTTCCCGGATGGGGTTACCATCTGGGGGCAGAAGACAGCCCAGAGGAAACCATCGGCTACGGATAGAGTCAATGTCAGACGGCTCCTGCTGTATGCCAAGAAACTGGTATCTACTGTAGTCAAGTATCTCACCTTTGATCCGAATGATGATATTACCAGACGGCAGTTTGTTAACCTGGTTACCCCAATCTTCTCGGATATACAATCCAGGAGAGGTGTCTATGAATTTCGGGTTATTTGTGACGAGACAACTAATCCACCTGAAGTCATCGATCGAAATGAGATGCATGGTCGGATCTATCTGAAACCAACAAAAGCGGCAGAGATTATCCTGGTAGACTTTGTAATTGTGTCAACCGGGGCATCCTTTGACGAAATAGAGTACTAGAGCCTGGGGGACTTGCGTCCCCCTACTCTTCCCTTTTACAAGGAGGTTTAAATGCCTTTACTCCCAGCCAGTGCGGAACCGATTCGACTGTCGGATCCAATACGATCATTTGACTTTGAAGTAGTGATTCCTCCCTACATTCCAAGTCTTGCAGTTGAGACTGCCTTCTTTCCCAATGTAAGTGTTGAGGAAATTGAGCTTCCTTTCAGGAACTCAAGAACATGGGTAGCAGGCAGAGCAAATGTTGAACCAGGTACCATGACATGCAGAGATATTTTGCAGTTCAAAACAGCCGGTAATATCTGGAACTGGTATCTTACTGTATACAATGTTCTTACCGGAGGCATCGGGCTGACATCTCAGTACAAGAAAAATGGAACTATCCTGGCCTATCTTTCCAACGGCACCCCCTATTCCGGATGGACTATCGTAGGGGCCTGGCCTACCACATGCAACTTTGGCGTAGCCGACTACAATGCGAACGACGTTGTAAAAATTGAAACAACAATTCGATATGACGGGACAATAAGAGTAGGGACCTAGCGTTAAATATTAAGAAGGAGTAAAATAATGGTAGACGAGAAAAGTAATGTAGGTGACACAAAGGCTCAAACCATTGCTCAGGCAGAGGCCTTGAGGAAGCAGAGAATGGAACAAGCAAAGGCTAACCCCAAAACTATCCAGGAAGAACCACAGAATGTTCCCCCATCCTGGACTCCTCCCGATGGTGAAATTGGAAAACTACCAATGGGAGAACACAGGATTCCTGATGAATTATTGAGAAAGGCTGAATCTCAACCACGACCGCAGATCTCTGAAAACTTCAGTCAAAGAAAGAGGCAGGACAGATATAATTCTGAGCTGGAGAAAGCTTTTGCTTATACTATCAAGAAACCTCCAACATACCAGTTGGAGCTACCATCCAGAGGTCTTCTTTACAATGGGTATGTTCCTAATGGAATGGTCAATGTTACGCCTCTTACAGCCAGGGAAGAGAAACTTCTTTCCGGTGTGGGTGAAGTAACCGAGATCATCGATACCATCTTCGAGAGATGCGTTGATACCCGTGGTATGCGAGCGGAAGACTTCCTGGCCAGTGATCGTTTTTATGTCCTGATGATGTTGAGAGTCAATTCTTACGGTGCTGAATACAGCTTTCCGATAACCTGCGAACTCTGCAACTTTGACTTTGCAGAGACAATCAACATCAGTGAAGACCTTGAGGTTACCCGCCTTGAGGATGACGTAGAAGAGCCATTCCATATTATCCTGCCGTGGAGCCAGAAGGAAGTTGGGTTCCACTTGCTCCGGGGTAAAGAGGAAGCTAAGATTACCAGTTACACCAGACGTGTACTTGGTAGGCGTAGACAGAAGAGAGTAGCAAAACTTGAAGGTGACCCTGCTTTTACTTATCGGGTTGCCATTGCGATTGATACCCTTGATGGGATCGATGTGTCAGGTGAGGACCTCATTGACCGAAAGGTTCAGTTTGTTGAGTCCCTCGTTGGTGCTGATTCAGATGCGTTACAATCGGCAGTAGCCAATTCAGACTCCGGGATTGATACGGAGATGGATATCCGCTGCCCCAATTGCAGGAGGGTGAATACAATCATAATGCCGTTTACGGCAGAATTTTTTCGTCCTTCCGCGAGAAGACATGGCTAATGTTTTGACTCAGCAGTTCGATCTGTCATATCACACAAGTATGACGTATGAAGACACAGAACACATGCCGTCAACAGAGAGACAATTTTTTTACAGTAAACTTGTTGAAACGAAGAAAAAAGAAGAGGAAGCAATGAAAGGGGGCACCAGACTATGAGCACCAAGGATGATTTCCTCAATCTCTATTTGAGTAAGCCGGAGAGAATTATCTTCTCCGAGGCAACAATTGAGCCCCAGAATCCAATAGAGAAGACTGTTTATAGCGATACGTACAAAGCAACAGGGAATCGTGCTGCTGCCATGACTGGTGTTGATGCGCTTCGCCGGGTCAAAAAGATGGGGTTCAGCCCGGTCGAGATGATCAAGCACCTTGCCGGGGCCAGTGGTAAGGCTCGGGGTCCGATGAAGTTCCTTATTGGATATAGACCGTTTGCCGGACCATTCAGAGATACTAGATTTGTCCTGGCTCTGACGCTGAAAAGATACTCGGGTAACCAGGTTCGCTGGGGATTTGATTTTACTACGCAGAACCAGCCGTCCCGAAGTTGTGAAATGGAATATGATATTACCGGCGACGCTTTTCAGTTTGGTTTTTCAACCCCTATGTATCAGCTTCCAGGTGGATTTAAGATACCACCACAATTTATTTCAACAGGTCCAATGTCCTCCAAGGAATTTGCCCAGGATAGAACCCTTACAACTACAAGGACTCGACGTTACCTGCCGAGACATGCCCGCCGTGTTGAACTTCCTGGCTGGTTTGCCATGCAGAATGAATTTGAACGACACAACGTGGAAAAAATGCGAGGTGAGGGGTTTAAGGAGCCCCGCAAATGGGTTTCTTTCGCGCAGAATCCACATTGGGCATATCTTTCCTTTGGTAGAGGTCGGCATGTTTTCGATCCCAACGAAGTTTACAAGACCCTCCCAGGTTCGGGAGAAGATCATAACAAGGCTTATCGGGACAAAAATGTAAGACTCCGATATGCCTTTATTGGTCGGTATGAAGTCGGACCCGGGAAGGTCATCCAGGTATACCCTGGAATGCCAGTAGCTCAAGATCACTTTAAATACTGGCGGACGATGGGCGCAGGAAAGTAGGCTACTCTTTTAACATTGTCGGTGCACTCTTTACATTCGGAGACCCCGTATGCCCGAAATCTTCGGCA